CCCCTGTTATGGTCTTTGGCCAGTCCGGGTCTGGAAAATCCACCAGTCTGCGGAACTTTACCCCGGACGAGGTCTGTATCATCAATGTGAGCGGGAAGCCGCTGCCGTTCAAAAACCAACATAAAACCTTCAACTGTGACAACTACATGGAGATCGACCGCGCCGTCAAAGTGGCCCCTACCAGGGCCATCATTATTGACGATGCCACGTACCTCATGACCAATGAATTTATGCGGGGGGCCAAGACCTCCGGCTATCAGAAGTTTACGGACATGGCCCTCAATTTCTGGACCCTGGTCCAGACGGCGATCCAGCTGCCGGAGGATAGGGTCATCTACTTCCTGGGCCACGTGGACATCGACGCCAACGGGAACGAGAAGTTCAAGACCATCGGCAAGCTGCTGGATGAGAAAGTCACCTTGGAGGGGTTGTTCACCATCGTGCTGAAGACGGTGGTCACGGACGGGAAGTACAGCTTCGCTACCCAGACCAACGGCGCGGACACGGTGAAGTCGCCGGTGGGCATGTTCCAAGACCGGCTCATCGACAATGACCTGAAGGCCGTGGATACGGCCATCCGGGAATATTGGGGGATTGCCCCGCTGAACATGAAGGAGGACAAAAAATGAGAGCGTACAACGATGTGAAAGCCGAGCCCCAAAAGGGCCGTGAGATCCTTCCCGCCGGCGGCTATGTGGCCAGGGTCCAAGCCGCCATGGTAGAAAATACCGACTATGGGGAGCGCCTGGTCGTTTACTTTGAGATCTGCGAGGGGGACTACCGCGGCTTCTTCCAGAAAGACTTCGACGCCCAGACCCAGGAGGACAAGAAGTGGCGGGGCGTGTACCGTATGTATCTGCCCAAGGAGGACGGCAGTGAGAAGGACGGCTGGAGCAAGAAGACCTTGGGCGGCGTCATCTGGTCTTTTGAGCAGAGTAATCCCGGCTATCATTGGGACTGGAACGAGGCCGGCCTGAAGGACAAGCTGGTGGGCGTCCTTTTCCGCAACAAGGAGTGGGAGTTCAACGGAAACACCGGCTGGACTACGGAGTGCTGCTTCTTGACTGACGTGGACAGTATCCGGCAGGAGACGTTCAGAACCCCGAAAGACAAGCCCCTGAAGCGGGACAGCGGGCAGAACAACTGGGCGGCCCAGGCGGATGACAGCGACCTTCCCTGGAAGAGCTGATGAATCCCTTTGATGTTGCCTCTGCCCTCAAGACCATGACGGTCCTGGTGGATACCAGGGAGCAGGACACCATCAGGGCCAGAAGGCGCCTGCGTGATCTGGGCGTCCCCTACGAGAGGAAGGCCCTCAGCTTCGGCGACTATTCCGCCAGGTGTGACCGGCTGGATCTAACTGAGCTTGTGGCGGTAGAGCGCAAGATGAGTCTGGACGAGCTGTGTAACTGCTACTGCAAGGACCGGCCCCGCTTTGCCCGTGAGTTTGAGCGGGCAAGGCAGGCCGGGGCCAAGCTCTACCTGTTGGTGGAGAACGCGGACTGGGAGAAAGCCTACTCCGGGGATTACCGCAGCAAAATGGGGCCGTCCGCCCTTGTGGCCAGTATTCTGGCATGGCTGGCGCGGTATGACTGCCAAGTGCTGTTTTGTTCTCCGGCGACCAGCGGGAAGCTCATCCACGATATCCTGTTCCGGGAGTTGAAGGAACGTCTGGAGGCGCTGCCGGATGAATGTTGCGGATGAGGTCAAGCGCTGCCTGTCCGGGCGGCAGGTCGGTGAGTTCTACGGATTTGAGCCAAACCGGGCCGGGTACATAAGCTGTCCGTTCCATCATGAGAAAACAGCCAGCCTCATGCTGTACAAAGAAGCCGGGCGCGGCTGGTACTGCTTTGGATGCAACCAGGGCGGGTCCGTGATCGATTTCGTGATGGCCCTGTTCGGCCTGAGCTTCCAACAGGCGGTGATCCGCCTCAGCTTCGATTTTAAGCTGGGATTGGCCCCAACAAGGGCAACGCCTCAAGAGGCGTCTGAAATCCTGGCAGAGCGGCGCGCAGAGGCCGCCAGGAGGGAGCAGGAGCGAGTTGACTACGCTTTCTTGGCTTCGGAGTTCCGCTACTGGCAGGAAGCCGCTAAGGTTTTTGCGCCCACGCGGGAGACCGGCGGCTTCTTCCATCCTCTGTACGTGGAAGCGGTAAAACGCCTCCCTTACCTGGAATATTGGCTGGATGAGCATTTGGGGAGGTGATCCAGATAGACGAGAAAACCTTCAGCTATGAGGATTTTGACCGCGGGCGTGTTTTCGAATACCTCACTAATATCAAAGATCCGTATGAGCAGGGCATGGAAGAGCGCCGGATGGCACAGTTGGCCACAGAACTTAGATTTAGAGATTTCAAGAGACTGTTCAGGCTCTATAAAGACAAGCTTAGAGCCGTGTCGCTCCCGATGGTGACGGAGGACGGAATCAGCGATTTCGGGGAGCAGCCCTTTGAGCTCAATACCGGGTCGTGGCACGCGGACGAGAGCGGTGTTTGGAAGTACGGCGGTTCCAACGGGAACGCCATCTACGCCTGTACTCATCCCATCATGCCGGTGCAGACGTTGATTGGGGTGGACACCGGACTGATCAAGGTGCGGCTTTTTTACCGGCGGGGCTACGGACAAAGGAAGGTTTGGAGTGATGTCGTCGTGGACGCCAGGGACATCGCTTCCGCCACGAAGATCGTGGACAGACTTTCCGCGGTAGGGGTATCCGTAACCAGTGGAGAGCGGGCCAACGCCCTAGTGGACTATCTGCGGGATATGAGGGACCTGAACCACGACGTGATCCCACAGGTCAAAAGCGTGTCCCGGATGGGCTGGAATGAGGAGGGTTTTTCCCCCTACGTCGACGGAATCGTATTTGATAGCGCCGACAGCTTCCGCAGTGCCTATCAGGCCATCGCCCAGGTTGGGACACTGGAAGGCTGGCTGGCGGAGGCCAGAGACGCCCGAAGTTACAGCATTACCGCCAGGATCGTGCTGGCGGCGTCCTTCGCCTCGGTCCTGATCGAGCCGGTGGGCTGCCTGCCATTTTTCGTCCACCTGTGGGGCATGGACAGCGGCACGGGCAAGACGGTGGCCCAAATGCTGGGGGCATCCGTGTGGGCAAACCCGGCGCCGGGGCAGGCGTTTTTCCCGACGTTCCGGGGAACTACCGTCGGTTTTGAGATGATGGCCGGATTTCTGCACTCCCTGCCGCTCTTTTTGGACGAGCTCCAGCTCACCAAGGACAAGCATGGGAACATCGTATTCAGCGTTTATGACCTTGCCTCCGGCAGCGGCAAACTGCGCAGCAACAAGGCCCTTGGGCTAAATTATACGCCTACCTGGGCCAACTGCTTCATCACTTCGGGGGAGACCCCCATCGTCGGAGAGAACGATGGCGCCGGAGCGGTGAACCGGGTCATCGAGATTGAGTGCCGGGCAGACGATAAGGTCATCAAAGACGGCCACCGCACCGCCAACGCCCTGAAGGCGAACTATGGGTGGGCTGGGCGGATCTTCGTTGAAAAGCTGTGCGAGGACGGCGGGAAGGAGCAGGCGGCGGCGCTCTACGAGACTTATTACGCGGCCTGCCTCCAGGACGACACCACGGAAAAACAGGCCATGGCGGCGGCGCTGATCCTGACGGCGGACCACTTGGCCACAGAGTGGATCTTTCGGGACTGCCGCGCCCTGACCGCCAAGGATATTGGGGAGTTTTTAAAGACGAGAGAGGCCGTCAGCGCGTCAGACCGGGGCTATGAGGTCATGTGCGACTGGGTGGCTGTCAACGCCACAAAGCTGCGTGGTGTGGCTGAGACGGGGGATTGCTATGGCAAGGTGGAGGACAACGTAGCCTACATCATCCGGTCAGTGTGGAACCATGTCTGCGAGGAGAATAAGATCAACGCCAAGGCCCTCTTGAGCCATCTGAAAACGAAAGGGCTCATCATCACCGGAGAGAAGGGGTACACCAAGGCGAAGTACATTGGGGGCGGACAATCTCCGAACTGTGTGTGGCTAAAACTGCCCGAAAACGACGATCAAAGCGAGGATTTGTTACCGTAACGGCGCATTCGTCAAAATGTTGGTTTCTGTAACTTTTTTAGGTGGTTACAGAAAAATAAAATCCTGGATACGCTGTGCGGCAGTCACTTGCGGTTTTGATATGCTTCTGTAACTTTTCCTCCCCCCGCAATACTTTTTTAGGAAAGTATATTCGCGTAAATCGGTGGACAAATGTCAACGAAAAAACGAATATCCCTCGCGTGTAGAAAAACGGGGGATTTGGTTACAGAGTTACAGAAAA